GGGGAAATGTGGACATCATTAGCTAATAGTTTTTCAAACCTCATGAATATGTTGTACTTGACAAACAAGAAACTAATTAAATGTGAGGGTTTGGTAGAGGGTGATGATGGTGTTTTTGGTTTGGATCAAAACACGTTAAAAGCTGAGGATTTTGAAAGACTCGGTTTTAAGATAAAATTTAAATACGCAGAAAAAATCAGAGACACAAAATTTTGTGGCATGCTTTTTGATGAAAACGTATTAAAATTAGTCATTAGTCCTGAGCTTATAGCTAGGCTAGGTTGGACAAACAACCCTATTTACATTCATTCTTCTAAGAAAATTAGAGACGAACTCTTACTGTCGAAGAGTCGCTCACTTTATTGCATAGGCAAATATACGCCTATAGCAGGGCCTTTAGCGCTCAAGTGTATTAACCAATTGTCAAAAAATCCTGATCTACGCAAAAGAATAGAAACCACCAACAGGTGGTGGGATCAAAAAGTAGATCAGTTGATAATCTCAGAGACTTTTTTACCAGTAGATATACCTACAGAAAATAGATTGCTATATGCTGAACAATTTAATATCAGTGTTGAACAACAACTCATGATAGAAAAAACCATTTCAAATTCCAACGATATAACTACGGAGTATATGGGTTTTTTCTTGTCCAAAGAAAGCAATAATTTAAATAGCAACTAAGAGAGACCTCTGGTTGCATGTGTAGAATCCCTATTGGTAGATTCGTGCATGCGTACCACTAGTCCCATATAAGATCCTGGTATAGATATTTATATCTCACTTAACTAGTGTCGTTTACAAATTTCAACCCTTATGGGAAGAAGAAAATTTAATCAAAACCAGAACAAAGGTAAAAAGCCTCAGAAACAAAAGAAACAGAACAACAACAAGAAGAAATCTAATCAAAGAACAAGTCAAAGATCGAACAAAAACCCTTATAAATCGCAACAAAATAAGGGACTTAATCGAGGGAGATTTCCAGTTATAACTGCTCCACTCACAATGACCAATACATTCAAGACTTACAATAAAATGACATCCGAAAACGTCGTTTCATTCTGCACCTTAGTGCCATCCATATGTTACAATGATCAAGCATATGGCGTCGTCCCAGTACATCCTATGTTCTATGCGGGAAGACCAGCCTTAACTGCCTCTCAATTCGCAACATTTTCAGTTTTATCTGCTAGATTGCATTATATTCCAGTAGTTGGAACTAATGAGGGGGGTAATTTATTAATTTCAGGTCAGAAACGGTGTATACCAGTCACTAATGTGGTCGGTAATTTAGGAACTCAATTAGCACAAATGGATTGTAGCGTGTCCCCTGTTTGGATGCCAACAATCTCAGAGTCACCGTCGATAAATTCAAATGTTATGCAGTTCACTTCAAGTGTCTGTGCCATAAGTATGAAGGATATTCCTTATAACTTTTTCTTGAATGTACCTAATGGACCTCATGTTATGTCTTTTTGGGGGACCTTGTATTTGGAGGCCACCATTGAGTTTTCTGATAGACAGCAACAGTCTGCTATCAAACTTTACGGAGCCAGTACTCTATTCACAACAAGCGTTGACGGAATTAAAGCAACTGTAGTGCCTGCTGGACACAGTTCTTTGTTAGTCACCTATTCTACAGTACCCAATATCGGTTTGGGCGAATTGGTACTGATACCAGAACTAGAAACTGATAATACGCCACAGAAAACAGAATTTAGTCACAATGATAAAGTCGTTTCTTCAGATTATGATGACCTTAACGACTATGGAACATTTAAAGGTGTTTTCATCTTATACTAGATGGTGGTTTAGAATCTCTTCGGATTGATTCGTGCCACCTATAAACCATGTTACTCACAATACGCGAAATGAGAGCGGATACGGAATCGCAAGTCGGGATTAGAAAGGCCAGTAACCCCTAACCCACGTCAAGGTAGAAATTGAAACTCCTATCTTGCGAGCGTAGTCCCACGTATTAGATCTGGAATCATAACTCAGAGTAAGGCACCCCTTGGGGAAAGACTGCTGATATTGATTCATTCTTAGAACCATTAGTGGTTTATTCAAATCCTGTTTTCTTAGACTCAATTAATCAAATTATAAAGACATAAACAAATAATAATAACCATAAAATAGATTTCTTCCCGTTGTTTCCTTATATATAAGTCACTACGGGGTACTCAGTCGGGGATAGACTTTAAATGTCCGGCGATTAAACCTCTCTTCTCCA